CGATGAATTTTTTATTAAAGGAGTTTTAAACTATCAATTAGTACCTATGATGACACGTTTAGGTATATTCCCAGAGGGCGTTAAAATAACTGTTAAAGCAGAAGATGATTTAAGTCTAATTGAACAATCTAAAATTGATATTGAGTTAATCAAAACTGGTAAATTTACTTTTACTCCAGAATATTTAGATGAGAAATACGGTAGTGAGGTTATTATAGTTAATGATCCTACTGATGTAGTAAACGTTAAAAATAGATTAGATAATCTTTACAAATAGTGTGTAATTTTTGCGACATACAAAATGCTGCACCAATTAACATATTTTCAGACGAAGAAATTGAACGTATTGTAATTGGTGTTTATAGCGGTTTAATCACTCCACAATCTTTAGACGTTGCAACATATTTACGAGTAGCTGAAAAGCTAACTAATGGTGTTTATAATGGTTTTGGTAAAGCATTAACAGATGTTGTCTGGAATAGTCCAGACTATAAAATGTTATATGATTTAAGAAATAACGTTTATGTATTTTCAGGAGCTAAACAATACCACCAAGTAAGAGAAATGACAGATGCCATTTACGACAAAGATAGAATTAAGCCATTTAGCGAGTATAAAAAAACAGGTACTGATATATTCAAAAATTACAACGAAAACTATTTAAGGGCTGAATATAACGCTGCTATTAGTCAAAGTAGAAGTGCTAGTATGTGGATGGAGATTGAAAGTAATAGTGAGTTATTGCCTATGTTAACTTATAGCACCGCTGGAGATGGTAGAGTAAGACCTGAACACGCTATGTTAAATAATATTAGCAGACCTGTTAATGATAAGTTTTGGGATAACTATTTTCCACCGAATGGCTGGAATTGTAGATGTACTACATTACAAACAGATAGCGAAGATAAGACAAGTTTAAAAGGATTTAAAAAACCCGATACTGTACCGCCTGAATTTATGATGAATGCAGGTAAAGATAGAATTGTTTTTAGTGATGCACATCCATACTTTACAGTAGCTCCAAAAGATAAAGATTTAGCTAGTAATAACTTTTATTTACCTAAACCATGATTAACAACTTAATAGGCAAAGGAAACGTAAACGAACAATTAACTTGTAGTTGTTATTATTTTACCCACATTTTATTGAATAAGAATAAAAACGGTTTAAATTACTGTCAAATATTTTACTTTGGATTAAACTAATGGCATCATTTACGGAACATAAAAAGATATTAAAACAGATTGAAGCGTTTAAACCTCAACTTAATAAAATGGTTGAAGCTGCTGGTGTTTTAGCCGTTAATCACTTTACTAAATCATTTAGTGATGGTGGTTTTACAGATGAAACTTTTGTGCCTTGGAAAAAACGTAAAAGAGGTATTGATACTTATAAACGTGGTAGACGTGGTGAAAGTGGTGTAAAAAGTTTAGGAATTGATAGAGGTATTTTGATAGGTAAAGCTGGAGCAGGACGTTTAAGCCGTTCAATTAGAAGTAGGAGATTTGGTAGTTTATCTGCTAAAATTTCAACAGATGTTATTTACGCTAGGATTCATAATGATGGGTTAATGGGTAAAGCATTTGGTAAATATCCATTTAAAATGCCTAAAAGACAGTTTATAGGTTATTCAGGAAAACTAAATAGACAAATAATTGCTTTTATTGATAAAAATATTAAGAAACAATTTAATAAATAATTCGTATATTTGCATATTATGACAGAAAAAGAATATAAAGAAAAACTTACCCTTGTTAAAAAGTGTATTTTATTTATGGTTGTTTCAATTATTTTATTTTTAGTTATTTGCATTAATGTCTAAACTAACTTTATATAACTCATTAAAAACTGATTTAACTGCTATTAGTGGCATTAAAAAAGTGTTTCTATGGAATAACCAATTAGAGAAAGAAAGCGAAGAAAATGCGTTTTTATACCCATCTATTGGTATTGAGTTTTTACCTAGTAATTATACAGATAAAGGTAAATTAGCAGTTTCACAACAATACGATTTAACAGTACGTTTACATATCTTATTTGAATCTTATTTAGATGAAGATACTTCAATACTAACGTTAACCGATACTGTTTGGCAAACGGTACATAATAAACAATATAGTACTTTTGGTAAGTTATTAAGACGAAATGAAGAACAAAACTTCGACCATCCAAATGTGCAAGATTACATACAGGATTACGCTACTTTAGGTAACGATAATCAAACACAAAATACTACTTTAGAAACATTAACACCTAACTTAACTACTGAAATAGTAGCACCAGACGAAATATAATGGCAAGGTCAATAAATACAATCGTAGCATTATTAGATGCTGAACAAGCAAATCAAACAGCTTTAAGTGGGTTAAACAGCCCATCAAACTCTGCTATTTATACATTATTCAAGTATATTGTAGCTACTCAAATGTATTTACAGGAAACATTATGGGATATATTTAAAGCAGATTTAGAAGCTAAAATTAAAACTGCTGCTGTTGGTTCGGCTGCTTGGTTACAATCAAAGGTTTTAGAGTTTCAATACGATTCAGTTACTCCACAAGTTTTAACAGTTGGGAGTGATTTTTCTATTAATTATACGGTTCCAGATACAACTAAAAGAATTGTTACTAGATGCGCTGTAAATAGAACGGCACAAAGAACTGTTTTAATTAAAGTGGCTAAATCAGAACCGCCAGTAGCATTAGGAATTTTAGAATTATCTTCATTAGGTGGTTATGTAGATGATATTGCATTTGCTGGAGTTAATTACTTTGTTACTTCTAAAGCATCTGATAAATTATATTTAAAAGCAAATATTTTTTATGATGGACAATATGCTTCAACCATTTCTGATAGTGTTATATTAGCAGTAAACACTTATTTAGCTAATTTACCATTTGATGGAAAAGTAAAAGTATCTGCATTAACAGATGCTATTCAATCGGTTACTGGAGTTACAGATATATTAATACAAGATATTGCAATTAGACCAGATGCAACTGCATTTGTAGATAAAACTTATTTAGTTCAAAATAATACAACTATTATCCCTTTATTTCAATTAGATGCTGGATATATAGTAGAAGAAACTACTTCTGGAGAAACATTTGCAGATAAATTAACTTTTACAGCTCAATAGATGTCAATATACAGTTATGATAATGAAATAGTAGCGGAACAATTAACACCGCCTGTTTTAAGAAATGATAAACTATTATCATGGCTTTATGTATTAACTAGCAACGTTCAAAACCTTTGGAGTTTAATTTTTGAAGATTATAAAACTGGTTGCTCGTATCCTGCATGGGATTTAGTAGCCGTTTATAATGTAGGTGATAGAGTTATTTATGAAGATAGAAGTATTTATGAGTGTGTAAAGGCTTCGCTTGGATTTTATCCTTACGATACTGAACATTGGGAAAAAGTAAATGATTTATTTATAGGAGTAGACGAAAGGGTTAAATATACTTCACAAAAATTAATATACGAACTATCTTTAAATACTTTTTTTCAAACGTCTGGCATTTATATTACCACTAATATAGTAAACACAAATACTAACTTTGTTATTGGTGGTAGTAGTGAAACATCTTCTATAATGCCTTTAAATAGCATTAATCAAATTGACTATATGGGATATTCACCATATTATACAACGGATGAATTTGATTATACAATTAATTTTCCAATAGCTACATTTTCAGCATTAGGAACAGCTACTGAAGCGGAATTAATAATAAGAAGTTTTGCAGATAAATATAATTTAATGGGAATGCAATATAACATAGTAACATTTTAATACATCATGAAAAACATAGACATATCACAAATAGTTGAGCCAACGGCACTACAACCATTTACAGCTAATTCATTAAAGTTTTTACAAGACTATAATACAGAAGATAAAGCTGCTATTATTAAAGGATTAGTAATATCTAATTTAGGCAGTTATTCATTAACAGTTCCCTATGTAATTAGTGGATGCGTTGTAAGTGATTCTAATAAAGACGTTACTGCTGGAGAGATATTTTACGGTGGTAAGTTTTATGAAACAACTGCCGTAAATGGTACTACTAATGTAGCTAGATTTATTTTAACTAAAACACAAGATTCAACTGCTGACCCTTTAATTTTTACAGATAGTTCTTCTAAATCAGTACATGATATTTATAAATACGTTGCTACTGATGTGGCTAGTGGTGGCGATTTTATTTCAACTGATTTAGTTAGTTTATATGGAGTTTCTAAAATAACATTTGAAAATAGATCAGTTAATCAATCAACCACTAGTTTAACGCCTGTAGATTTAACAGGATCAACTTACACAACACCTTCAATCGGAACTAAAACATGGTTAATTACAGCAAAATCTTATTGTAAATGGTCTGCTGCTGCTGGTATTCCACAAGGGGGGGAGTTGCAAATATATAACGCTACTACTTTAGCTGAACTTGACGTATCTTACGCTTTTTTAGAATTAGCAGGAGTTGTTAATAATACATTATTAACAGCTTCGTGCCACGTTGTGGTTTCTTTACCTGCTTCTACAGTTGTTAAAGTTAGAATAAAATCCTCTGGAGGTGCTTCAGTTGAATTTGCAGGTAACGTTTTTTCTATGGTTGAAATATAACCTTATCCCTTTTTTGATAACCGTTTGAGTACGTTGTTATCCTAATAGTTAAACCTTCATTATATGAGGGTTTTTCTTTTCCATAAATATCATAATACTTAATGTCAATAACGCTACTATTTACATCATATTCATTTACACTAACAGCAGGTTTAATATAAAATCTTTTATAATTACCAACAGTAGCATTAGAGTAAATACGACCATTACCAGTCCCCATTATTGGAGTAATTTTAACTTTGTGTTTATAAGTATTAGCACTATCTAAAGATAAAAACCCACTAAACACATTTAAACAATCTTGTAAGTATGATGATGTCCATAATTGTAAAACACTCATTCCATTACCACCAAAATTAGTACTTTTAGTAAAAACTATTGTGAGCGTGTCGTTTGTGCTTAATGTATCTGTAACATTAATTACATTAATATAATCTGATTGGGTTTGAGCATTACACAAATTAGTTAATAATGCTAATATTGTTATTAGTTTTTTCATATTATTTAAGTTTAATTTTATCTATTAAGTATTGTTTTAGTGCTTTAAAATCTAAAGTACTAGCACTAGCTGGTAAAACATCCATTATAGCGTAATGAATTTCTATTATCTCTTTAGCAGTAGATGCTTCAATTTTTCTTTTATTAATACAATCGTTTAAAAAATTGTTTTTAGTTTGAGATTGTAGATAAGTTGTAACCCTTACTTTATAAACTTCTTTTTTATAGCTTAAAATAGCTTTACGCTTATCTGTTAAACTTTTTTCTTCTCGTTTACTCATTTAGTTGTAACAATAGTATTATTATAGCAAATATAGTAATTAATTTTGTATTATGAACTTTAAGTACATTAAAAATATTAGTGAAAATGAAGCAACTATTTTACTTTATAGTCAAATAGGGGATTCTGTTGATGCTAGTGGGAACTATGTAAGTGGTATTTCAGGAAGTGCTTTTGC